TTCAAGAACATTACCTTTGAGTTCGGTACACCAATCAACGAAAGAGACGAATGACAGTAACGGGCTTCAGTCCACACAAGGTTCAAGCAGAACTCTTACAATCTATAGTAGGTGGTAAGGAGAAGTACCACATCGCATCTATAGGACGGCAGTTCGGTAAGTCTATGATGGGTATGAACCTTGCTTTGTATTGGAGCTTCAACGATAGCCCTTGTAAGATACTATGGGTGTCACCCGTATATAGTCAAGCAAATAAAGTACAGAAGGAACTGATGTCTGCAATCGCAGCCTCTGGTATTGTCAAGTCTAACAACTACTCCTCTTCGGAGTTGGAACTCAAGAATGGTAGTGTCATCTACTTTAGGAGTGCTGAAAGATATGATAACATAAGGGGTATGACATTAGACTACGCCATCATAGATGAGGCAGCATTCATTAAAGACGATGCTTGGAGTGAGGCTATCAAGCCAACCCTACTTGTAAGAGGTAAGAAGGTACTCTTCATCTCTACACCTAAAGGGAAGAATTGGTTCTACGAGTTATTCCAATATGGGCAGAGTGATGACTACCCTAACTACAAATCCTACAAGGGGAGTTCTTACGACACTCCGTTTATTTCAAGAGATGAAATAGACGATGCCAAGAGAACAGTTCCAGAGCTTATATTCAAGCAAGAGTATTTAGCAGAGTTCATAGATGGAGGTGGTGAGGTCTTCGCTAACATAGACCAATGTACTTTCCCTGCATACCCTAAACCAAGTGGTAAGGTATTCGCTGGGCTGGATATTGGTAAGCAAGAGGACTACACAGTTCTCACCTTAATGGATTCTAAAGGTAGGGTTGTAGACATCTACCGAGACAATAAGAACCAATGGAGTGTAATGATTGCAGAGGTGGTAAAGAGAGTGAGGCAATGGAATGCCTCTTTACTCGTTGAGGTCAATGGTGTAGGTGACCCTATCTTTGAGCAGATAAAGAGTCAGTATGCAAACACCCACCCATTTGTTACTACCAACAAAAGCAAGAACGAAATCATAGAAGGGCTTATATTGGACTTTAACGAGGTGAGTGTACATATCCCCTCAAAAGAATTATTCAGTCCCTTATACCAAGAGTTAAGCTACTTCACATACGAGTATAGCCCAAAGACACGAAGCATTAGATACGGACACCCTACGGGACTACACGATGATACGGTTATGAGCTTGGCTCTATGCAACTACAATAGAAAGAAGAATAAGACTTATGGCACATACGCAGTTAGGTAAGGAGGTAAAGGTTATACTACCAGAGAGTGCAAGGGAACTGACTATTGAGCAGTACCAAAAGTTCCTCAAGGTTGATGGTGACCAAACCTTTACACTACTCAAGGCATTGGAGATATTTGCACATATCCCATTGAAGGTAGCCCACGCAATGAAAGCAGACGATGTTCTCGCTATCGCTAACGACATTCTAATGATGGTTAGTGTAGAGCATCCACTTACAAGGAGATTGTCCTTTAGAGGTAGGGAGTATGGATTCATTCCTAATCTGGAGGAGATGAGCTTTGGCGAGTACATAGACTTGGATGCTTACCTTGCAGATATGCAAAGCCTACATAAGACAGTTGGGGTCTTGTATAGACCCATAACAAAAGAGAAGGGAGACTTGTATGAGGTAGAACCTTACAATGGTACAGACGGATATTCGGACTTCCCTTTAGATGTTGCATTAGGTGCAACGCTTTTTTTTTATCGTTTAAGCAACAAGTTATTGAAGAGTACCCCGACCTCTTTGGAGGGGGTGAAGGAGATGGGAACTTATCCGCCTCCGCTAACTTTAGTAAGAAGTGGGGATGGTATGGAAGCGTAGACCATTTAGCAGGTGGTGATGTAGCAAGATATGATTCTATTACAAACCTACCCTTGAGACAATGCCTTACCAAACTGATATACGACAAGGACAAAGCAGAGGTAGAGCGTAAGCAGATGAAACTATCTTAAACACCTTTTGCTCATAGAGGTTAACTTATCATAAGAGACTACTATGAGTTCATTCTACGACATTACAACAAAGATAAGAGAACACCTTATTGCTAACTCTCAAGTCAACACAGTTACAGAGGGTGACATCTTTGAGGTAGACCTCAACAAGCAGACTATATTCCCCTTGTCACATATTATGATTAACAATGTGACCTTTAACGACATTGGTATTACCTACTCAATGAGCATTCTATTTATGGATGTCGCTGATGTGAGTAAGGATAACCCAAGAGATGAAGCCGAAATCTTCTACGGGGTAGATAACAGACACGACATTCTAAACACCCAACTCTTGGTTGCTAACGATTTAGTAAGCCACTTAAAGAGAGGTGACTTAATGCAGGACAAGTACCAGTTAAACGGCACTCCGTCTTGTGAGCCTTTTGAGGATAGATTTGAGAACCTATTGGTAGGTTGGAATCTAACCCTATCTATAGACATTGCTAATACCATTACCACTTGTCCGTAAGTAAAAATACAGAGATGGTGCTTCGGCAGTTTGCCGAGCGAGTGATTAAAGCAGCGAGACTTAATCTTGGTGCTACTCGTACTATCACTTATAACGATGGTAAGAAAAAGAGACGAAGACAAGTATCCTCTGGAAAGCTAAAGGATAGTTTAGATTACGATTTAACAACGGGTGTACACTTACTTATGTCTTTCACTATGGAGGACTATGGTAAGTACATTGATGAGGGGGTTAGTGGTACGAAGTACAAAGTGCCTAATGGAAGTAGATTTGGTTTTGATGGTAAGCAGCCTCCAAAGGGTTCTATTAGAACTTGGATGGCACAAAAGAAAGTTAAGGCAAGAGACTTAAAGACCAATAGCTTTGTGAAGCAGACAGAGGCGAATCTTGAAAGAGCCGCCTTCTTAATAAGCAGAAGTATTAAGCAACGAGGGATTCCCAAGAGTGAGTTCTTCCAAGCACCATTTAGAATGGAGTTTGAGAAGTTACCAGAAGAGGTACTCAAAGCAGTCTCAATGGATGTAGATGAATTTTTGAAATTTACGAAACGATAATGGCACTAAACACATTACAAGGGTTATACGGAACACGCTCACCTCTCTATGTTACTTGGAGTGGTACGAGTATTACCTCTATCCAAAGCGTATCGCTTGAGATATATATATGGACGGGAGCGAGAGCATCTCGCCCTGCATCACCTCATATAACTATCAATAGGACTACGGGATTCGGTAGCAACACAACACACACTACCGACATCTCATCTCTAATAGCTGACCAACTAAATACAAGCATTGCCAAGTTGTTTAACAATAACATCTTGAGTGAGCAGAACGGCAGAGTAGCTTGGGTACAGATAGACTATGATGTAGACTACAACTCTGGTAGTAATGAGACTGGCAGTAGTGACATCTTCCAAGTGATTGAGGGGTACTCTTACTTTGATGAGGGTGCTAACTTTGCATTGACTCAAACGATACTATCACCCGATAGTGAGCAGAACACCTACGAGTATAATGTAGAAATGATGCCTATCTATGTAGGTGAGTATGGTAAGGGGTTAGATATTTTATATCCGTATGAGGATAGAGTCCTCGCTGATGGAGGTACTATTGAGAGCCTACAATGTGCAAACATTGGACTACACACAATACGCATCTTGTTAGATGATGGTACGAAGTATGACTATGCAGTCCCAGAATCAGTAATCTACACGGGTGACCAAGCAGAGGATAGAATCAAACTCTTCCCAAGTGGTGTAGCTAACTTGAAGAACTGGTTGGTAACACAAGGCAGTAGCCTTAATGTAGTAGGAAGCGATTGGTACAAGATACAACTATTAGACACCTTTGAGAATATCATAGACGAGAGACAGTTCTACCCAACTTGTGAGGTGAAGTACACTCCAATACAATTAGCGTACATAAGCAAATACGGAACTTGGAACTATGCTACTTTCTTCAAGCGTAGTGAAGAGACTATAAACAAGACAAGCCAAGAATACAGAACGATTACTGGCAATGTACAGAACGGAGAGTATCGTTATGGGTTGCACAATCCTATGTACAAGAAGTACAACACGAATGCCAAGAGACAACTAACTATCAATAGTGGTTTTGTAGATGAGGCATTCAAAGAGGTGATGGAACAAATACTCTTGAGTGAATATGTATTGGTAGTAGCAAATAGCACAGTTACTAAAGACGGAAGCACCTACACTTATACTGCTAACAACGGAACGATAGCAGCAAATGTATCTACCAATAGCCTCACAAAGAAAACAAAGGTTAACGACAAGTTGATAGAATACACTTTAGATTTAGAGTACGCATTTGACGAACTTAACTCTACACTTTAATGAACAAGGTAGACCTATACATTGATGGGACAAGAGCAGATGCATTCAAGGAC